ACTTTAATGGAATTTAATCTTGCCTCATCCATTGTTAAGGTAGCTAATTGCTTTTGAGCAGCAACTTGCGCTTCTACATCTTGAGATTCAATAGCATTTTTAAGAGCTAATTGAGCTGCTGCTAAACTAGTCTTAACTCTACTTTCAAATTCTGAAACATAAGAATTATCTACTTTAGATAATCTTTTTACCATTTCATTATTTTCGTTCTTAACTGATTGAGCATAGTGGACAGCTTCTTCTCTCTGTCTTTCTGCTTCTCTCATTTTACGAGTTAGTTTAGAAATTCTTTTTTGAACTCCTTCACTATATTCTTTTAACTCGTCTTTCTCTTCTTTTTTCTCAACTTTAGTTTCTGGTTCTTCACCAGCTTCTATTTTCTCAACTTCAATCTTCTCTTCCTTGGGTGCTTCAACTTTTTCTGGCTCACCCTTATCATCTAAATTAATCTCAGCTGCCTTTTGATCGGCTTCACCTACATCAATTAAATCATCTACTTTTTGTGCTTCTTCTGGCATAGTTCCTTCCTATGTTAAATATAATGAAGAATTGATTCAGGATCCTTAATAGTTCCTAACACTTCATCATCATTTATTATTCGCACTTCTCCACCTTCAATTGGTAATCTTGAACCAGCATATCTGGCAAACATTACCCAATCTCCTACTTTGCACCAAGGTTTATCAAATTTATCTTTATCTTGGTATGCTAAATCTCCCATTTTTAAAACATAACCACACGTCGTTGCAATTCTTGCTTTATCTAATTGTTCTTGGGAAAATAAAATTCCACCTTTAGTTTTTTCCTTAGGTGTAAAGGGTAGTAATAAAATTCTATAACCAGATGGTTCTGGTAACTCATCTGCTACTTCTTTAATATTGTCGGGATCTAATCTTTGTACGTGAGACTCTTCTTCGTTATATTTTTGTTGAAGGGCGTTCCGGTGTTTTGGAATTTCCTCCTTTTTTAATGTTGATAACGTTTCCGTCATTGTGCTCCTTATCCTCTTTTAGCAGGTTAGAGATTTCCTGTGTTATTATCTGATAGGCTTGCGCCTGTCCTACCATATACTTATATTTTTCTATACTGTCAACCCCACCACTAATCATTGCGTCCCCAATTTGTTGAAGGGTAGCATCAATTCTTTTTTTCAATTTATGTATTATTACTAAATCATCCATTATTTTTTCTTCTTTTTTTTAGGTTTACTACCATATTTAGTAGTCCACTTTTTTGCAATTTTAGGATGGTTTTTCCAGAGATACTTTCGTTGCTTCTCGGATTTAAAAGGCATTTTTAACTATCTAACTTCTTTGCCAAATCCTCTTTTAGCTACGCCTCTAGATTTTACTCTTCCACCTTTTTTGTAACCTCTATTAAGTTCACTATGTATTCTTGAAACTTCATCTCTTCTGTTTCTATTAGGAGATTCTGCTTCAACACGACCTAGTTCTTCAATTAAGTTAGTTCTTCCTCTGTCCATATTATCCTCTTTTCTTAGCCATCTTTTTAAAAGTTTTAGCTAGGTTATATCTTTTAGATCCTGGAGGGCAAGATTTACTTCCGAATTTTTTGCCTGTACAGGGTTTATCTTTTCTCATTCCTTTAACAGCTTTTTGAATCCAGTCTCCGTCTTTGGCTGCAATTCTTCCACCACTTTTTAAAGCAACACCCATACCTCTATTATTTTTAACAACTCCACCACCTCTGTAGATACTTCTTTTTGTTTTCATTGGATGTGCTGATGTTGAATCAAAATATTGTGGCATTATCTATTTACTAGCTCCTCTAGACTCATCTCTTCTAGATTTGAAGCTTTGTGTTTTTGTAGACTCTTTTCCTCTTCGCATTCCTAAAGACTCATCTAGTCTGTCATTAGCACCTTGTTTTTTCATACCAGACTTCGCATAAGGAAATCTAACATTTGATCTTACTCCGTTTTGTCTCATTTTTTTGCTCCGTTTCTAAATATTTGTGTTCCCTTTATACCAAAAATTGACGCACATACAAGTACCCAAAGTGAACTAAACCAAGTCGGGAGTGCCGCGAAATGCTCAAAGAAAATTTTTACCTTATTTAGAGCTTCCGGATTGTCGCTGAAGACCCCCCAGGCCAAAATTATTATGGGCGCGCTTAAAATTATAAGGACGAATTCGT